AGAAACAAAATATCTATATTGCGAAAATGGAGATATCAAACCATTTTTAAATAATGGACTTGAATTTGCAGAGAACAAAACTCTTGGAGAGTATGTAACAGGGCTACAAGGAGCTTGTGTTTGCCAACCTGAAGGGACAGTTCCTCCAGCACTAAATGTTTTAAGAACCCTACTTGAACTAACTTCTAGATCTGATATTAAATTATTTCCTGACCTTACATAACTCTCGCCAGGTCTGAACCATAAGAATACACTGTTTGTATCCCACATACTTCCATATAGATAATCAAAATAAGTAATTTCATAAATTCTTATTTCATCAATTAAAATACCCCAAGGTGCGGTAGTTCCAGAAAATGTGGTGTTTGTCATATCAATTTGTAAATTAAAACTTGAATATGCTGGATCAGTTGGTCTCTGACCAATTTTCATTTCAACTGTTTGCCATGAAATATTATCTATAGTAACTGACTGACTTCCGTTAAGTGTACTATTAGAATTAGTTGCTTGAGTTACTACATTGATTATATTATTATCTATAGATTTTGCTAAAAATACAACTTTATAACATTTACTTGAAGAAGCACCAGTTAAAATATTTGTTGACATAGCACCTTGAAAATCTGTAGCATCTGCCATATTGCCTGATGGATTAACAGTAAATTGTAGTGGGGTGGGATTTGTAAATAAACTAGTAACTTTACCATTTGTAGAATTAACAACACTAAGTTTAATTTTAGAACTAGAAAAAGAATTCCAGTTTGATAGATTTTGTAATCCAGTGGTACTGATTCCGCTTCCATCCCCTGCAAAAGTTGTATATGGTTGATATACTAAATTATAGTTCCATTCACCTGTAACATGAGGCAAGACCTGAACACTATTGGAATCAAGATAGGCATTGATAGTACTATTTGTAGGTAGCATTAGATCTCCGTAAACTCTATCTTTACATTTGCATAATCATAACCAGTGCCTACTTGAGATGCTCCTCCAGTTACGTTTGCTGACCCGCCGATTCTTCTTTTAGTTACATCATGAGTAAAACTAGTCATAAATACTCTTAATACTTCTCCTGTTGAAGAAAATATATCCGTATAAGTTGTTGGATCTGGAGCAGAGCCATAAGTCGCTACAGTATCTTTTGCATAAATTAATTTAATGTATATTGGATTAAAAACATTTCCTTCATAAAAAGATTTCATCCAGGCGGATCCGTGAGTATTAACAGCAGATGAATAATCAACTAAGTTTATATCTAATGATGGAAGATCTTTCCAATCAGTAGAAATTTTTCTTTTATTAGCAATAACATATTTACGCATAGTTCCATTTGCCATTCTTTCTGACTTTTCAATGGTTTCATACGAAGTAGAAATAGGCTGGCGGTTGTGTTCAGAAAGCTTATACCATGTTATATTATCTAAAGATACCTGTATTCCCGCAATTAAACTCATACTGATACCCTTCTGTTAGTGCTTGTCATTCCATTGTTTCTCTTAATTGTATCCATTACTGCTTTAGCAATATCATCAGCACTTGCACTAGATCCCGCATTTACTGTAATGTTATATATACTACCCATTGTACCATTATTTTGGCTTGCAGGGATAATTGCTTCTCCTTTATGAATTTGGGCAATCATATCTTGAGGAACAAAGTTAGTTCCCACATCAAATGAAGGAAGTTTAACCATTCCGCCATTAGCTTTACCAAATACTTGCTTTAATATTAATCCGTCTATACCTGCTCTATCAATTTTAAACTTTCCACCAAATACTGATTCAGCTTCATTCATAGCTTGTCCACCAGAGTACGTCAAATCTGGGAACAATTTAGAAACATTCAAAGCATTAGTATTTTGCAGATGTGTTTTAAGCAAAAACTCTTTTAATCCATTAGGAGTTGCTGCACGACCATTACCCAATGTAGCTGACTTTGCAAATGTTCTTGCAATATCTTTTTCTGTTGTCCATGAGCGTGGCCCCATTATAAATTCTTTACCCAGAAGGGCATCTAGCAATCCGCCTGATGCTCTTCTTTTTTCTACTAATGACATTGTTGGAGTAGAATGGATCTTTTTTATTTCAGCAATACTAGAATTTAGCCATGAAGGTAATCCATTTTTAAGGCTTTCAGGAGTTCCATAATATGGCTTACCTACTCCAATACCCCTCCACATTTCACCTGTTGTTTTTTCTCTTAATGTATTAACATACTTCCAATAATCTGGAACCTTTAACAATTCAGCATTATCAGCTCTTGTTCCTTCGGCATATCTTCTTAAAAGCCCAGAGCCTATCTGCTTGTCTGTAAATCTTCCAGTTTTTATTAAACTTACAATATCTTCTGCAGATCTTTTACCTAGTTTTGTAATAAAACCTAAAGCATTATAAAATTCACCTATGTCGCTTGGGCTAATTGGTGCATCCATAGCACCCATAGGCTGTACAGTCTTTCCATTAATAACAAGATTCTTTGGACCTGAATTTAAGAAATGCCAAAGACCTTCTACTGCTCCGAATATACCGCCTGATTTAAAATGTTGTACTTTTCCGCTTGATATATATCCACCAGTAGCAAGTCCTAACTCCCTTGATGCTTCTGTAAATTTTAATACATTAGGCATTCCACCTTTTGCAAATTTCTTTGCATTTACTGAATCAAAGAAACTTTTACCATAGTGTGCAACAGAATCTGCTTTGACTACATATTCACCATTTGAAAGATAGGCGGGAATTGAATCAGATGTCCCAGTTCCTGGTCCTGTAATATGACCACCTGTTGCTTTAGTTGTTACTGGTTTAGTAGTTACAAAAGCTTTTTTAACTGGATCATATACTTGACCTTGGCTTCCAACTCCAATTTCTGTGATGTTACCATCTTTTTTCATTAAAAATTCATATATTTTTCCATTTTGGGGTATACTGAAATATTTTCCAGATTGAACATTATTTGCTGCTGCATACTTTTTTACAAATTGATCTACAGAATTAGAGCTTGTTGGCTTAGTATCACTTCCAAGAACAAGGGAAAGCCAAGTTAGAACTTGAGATAAATCATTTCCAGCACTCGCTCCTTTACCAAATTTACTTAAATCTGGAACATACCCTGAACCCTGTGCAGATTTTGTAAAACCTGACCCACCTGGTAACTGAATTGGTTTATCTGCTGTTCCTGAGAATAAACCATCTTTTGCACCTGTCATATAAACTTGTAAACTACCATTCTTTATAATAGCTTGCCAATTAGGAAGACCTGATGCATTTAGTAAAGCATTTATTGTTGGTAATTCTGTAGATAAACTTGTATTTAATTTTGCTGTTGCTTGTAAAGATTTATCAATTGCTAATTGTGCTTGAGCTGATGCAGTTGCAGAAGAAATATTAGCATTTGCTGTTTGCTTTGCAGCTATTTTTTCTTCATCAATAGCAATCTGTGCATTTAGATTATCAATCTGATCTTGCATTTGTTGATTTTTAGTATCACCATTATACTTTGATGTATCTGCAGCCTTTTGTTGCCTTAATAATGTTGCTTGCATAAAGTCACCAGAAGCAACTGCAGTTCTAATTTGGCTGTCTATTTGTGCTTGAGACAATTGATATTGTTGTTGAGCTTGTAACTCTGATGTTATCTGCTTCTGTACTGTTAATTGAGCATCAAGAGCTTTTACTTGGCTTTTTGCTCCAAAATAATTCTTTGCTTCTTCTGCACCCAAAGCAGCAACAGCATCTTTTTGAGCTTTAGTTTGAGTTGCTGCTGTAGAATTTGCAGCTTGTGCAGCTTTTGTAATTTTATCTATTTGAGCTTGATCATCAGCAACTTTTTTATTTGCATCAATTAAAGCATTTGCATTATCTTGTACTACTTTCTTTTTTAAAGCATTTGCAACATTTGATTCTGTTTTTGATGCATTTCCTGGGACTACTAAATTAGTATTTTCTTCTTGATTTAACATTAATACAGATGCTGCAAATGCTTGATTTGTAGCACCCATAGCAGCTAGTGCACTCATTTGTAAACCAGCAGCTTTTTGTCCTGCATTTTCTAATGCCAGGGCAAGTGCATTGATGCCTCCAACACTATTGTCTCCTGCGATACCCATTGCTTTTAATTTATCTATTACAGTTTGTATTGGTGTGTTTTGAGCAGAAATAATATTAGTTGTTGACAACAACGCTTGAGCATAAGCTTTTTGTGAATTAGACATATCACTATATGATGTTGCAGTAATTACTGCTGCATCACCAGTATTTTTTAATTTATTAAGCCATGTAGTTGTGGCATTCACCATATTATCTGTACTGGTACTTACTTCTTTTAATGCTGCATTTAAATACTGTGTTTTTCCAGCATAAGTAAGAAGATCTGTCACCATTTGAGATACACCTTTTGGATCCATACCGTTTGCTACTTGTGCTGCTGCAAATCTTTCTACTGTTCCAATTACATCTTGTGCATTAGTCCCACCTTTTAGTAAATCTCCAACTTGCTTTAATGGATCAGATGCACTTAATTTTGCAATACCTGCAACATCTTGTGCAGTTTTACTTAATACTGCACCTGTTTCTTTATTTGCTGAATTAAAGTTATATACTGCTTGTGTAGCAGTAATCATTGTACCGCCGTATGTTGATATAGCACTGGAGGCTGGTTGGAATGATGCTGCTACTGCTGCATTATGAGCTTTAATATCATCCATATGCTTAACTAATGCTTTAATACCAATTGCAACTCCTGCTACAGCTGCTGTAATTGCAAGAAGAGGGGGAAATGCAGTTTCTGCACCCATCAATCCTCCGAGTGCTGCAGTAGCCCCTGGCATGAATGAAGCCATCATTGCTGCATTTGCACCTGCTGTAACACCTGTACCTAGTGTATTAATAGTAGAATTTTTACTTGAGGACATTGACATACCAAGCATAGTACCGCCCATACCAATACCCATAGCTGCACCCATACCAGCCTTGCTGCGTACTTTAGCTTCTTCTTCTGCAATAACTGTTTCTTTGGCTAATGTCGCTTCCTGTATAGCTAATTTAGCATTTGCAATTTCTTGTTCATTTAATACAGTAGCTGATAGTATGTCTGGATATACTTGTTCTAACATTGCAATTTCAGATTTTGAGAACATTTCAGCAACCAAGGCTCCTGATGCAGCAGCCATTTCTTCTCTTGCCTTAGAAACTTCTTCTTCTAATATTACAGATTGTTGCAATAACTGTGGATTTAATTTTCTTAACATTGCAATTTCAGATTCTGTAAATGCTGTTGCTGCAGCTTCGCCTAATGCACTTTGATATTCTACAATTTGTGTTCCAGCACCACGCATGTCAACAAGAACTTTTTCCCACGCTGCTTTTGCTTCTTCATTAAATGAATGCCAGAACTGTATGTTTTCTTTTTCAATTCCTGTAAGTTCTATCTTAAATCTTTCAAGTCCAGTTCCTTCTCCTCCGAGCCAAACGTGTCCTCCGCCACCTCTATTAACATCTTCAAAAACGTTACTCATACCCATTCTCATTTGCATAGTTAATGCATGAAGCTCTTCTTCACTTAATCCTATTTCAGCAGCCATTTTTTCAAGTTTTATCATTACATCTTTTTCAACTGCTGCCAACGGATTATTCATATCATTAACTACACCTAAACTTAATATCTCTTTTTCAAAAGCCATATTAAGTTCTTCTTTAAGAGCATAAGCCTGATCATCAGTCAATACTGCTTTTTTTGTTCCATCTTGAAGTGTTATCGTTTGTTGCGTTAATGCATCTAAAAACAAACTTGTACTAGTTTTATATTTTTTTGCAAAATCTTTAGTTTCTCCTGTAACTTCAGTCATAGCATTAAGATATGCTTGTGACTCAACTCCTCCATTTGCAAGTGCTGTATTTGATGCACCAAGTACTGGTTTAGCAAAAACACCAGTTGTTGGTTTTGAATAAACTGTTGTATTTGCATCAAGTTTTTGAAATGCTGGATTTGCATTTTTGCCTGCTTTATATTGACCAGTTACTCCAAGTGTTCCTTGTCTAGCAAGAAAACCGTATTCTTGAGCTGTCATAGCACCATACATAGCATAATTAGGATTTTTATTTGCTAATGCTGTTGTCGCTGCAACTTTTGTAGCAACATCTCCAGTGCCAGTAACCATAGCACCAGACATTCCAGCTAGTGATGCGGTGAGTCTTTCAACAGCTTGTTGAAATAAATCTACAGCATTAACATCATTGGCTATTTGATTTGAAAATAGTTCTGCTGCTTTTTGTGATGCAATAATTTCTGGTGTTAATAGTTCTTTTAATGTCATTCCTCCAGTTGCTAATTTATGAACTAAGCCTACACCTTTTAGCAAATATCCCGCAAAGTTAGATAACAAACCAGTTAACATGATAAGTGGTCCAGCAATTGCTGCACCCATAACAATAAATCCAAAAAATCCTTTTAATGGAGAAGGCAATTTACTAAATGCATTGCCAATCTTATTTGCAACATTAAGAATAATTGATCCCATTTCAACAAACTTTTGACCAATTGGATATAGTGTTGCTTTAAACCCTTCTAGTGCTCTTGTCCATTTTGCAGAAACTGAAGATGTTGCCTGTTTCATTTCTTGATTAGCAAGATTTGCAAGTTCAGTTGATGTTGCTCCAGCAACTTTTAAAGCATTAATAGTCTGACTGCCCGCTTTACCAAAGTTTTCAATAAGTGCTGATACACGAGCAAATTGAAACTTACCAAATAATTTTTCAATAAGTTGTTCTCTTACAAGTGGTGTAAGTTTTGAAAGACCTTCTTGCAACTGCTGAATCATTTGTACTGGTCCACCAGCATCTTTAATAGCATTTAAATTTATACCAAATGAAGCAAATTCTTTTGTCGCTGCAGATGTTGGAGCAATTATAGATGCCATTGCAGATTTTAATGCGTTAGCAGATTGTGCTGCTGGAATTCCCGCCTCACGCATAGCAAGCAACATAACAGCAGTATCTTTATATGTTCCGCCCAATTGTTGCATAATTGGACCAACTTTTGGAATAGCATCTGTCATATCAGAAAGAGACATTGTGGTTTGCTTCTGAACATCTGATAAAAAGTTTACAGCATCAGCAAGTTGATTTGTACTAACTTTATAAACATTTTGCAAAGCAACTATTGCATTTGTTGCTTGCTGAGAATCAACTCCTCCAAGTTTAGAAAGTCTTTCAGTTTGAGTTACTATGTTTAAAAGATCTTGACCTTGTTTACCCATAGCAGCAAAATTTGCTGCAGTTTTAACAGTTTCAGTTTGTGCAATTCCCATTGTTTGTGCAATTTGTTTTCCAAGAGTAAGTACTTGACTTGAAATTGCATTAAGTTGTGCTTGACTTGGTGGAGTAAGACCTTCACCATAAAGTCTTTGTAATCTAGTTAATTCAACATTTGTAGCTTGAAATGATTTAACTGCTGCTGCACCAAACATAACCATAGGCATTGTTAAACCGACTGTTAGCTGACGACCTGCCCATTGTGTATTTTTACCAAAATTAATTAATGCAGTTGATCCACCATTAATAGCTTTTTGCATTAATGCAGATTTCATAGCTACAAGTTCTTCTGCTTGAGCTACTGAATTAAATGCTGTTGGAGTATATACATCTAAAAAGCCCTGTTTATTTTTAACAACTATAGAATTTTGTAATCTTATTTGTGATTCAGCAAGTGCATTCATTGATGCAGTTGCTTGACCTGCTTTACCAGTAATTATATTAAAGTAATCAGAAAGTTTTAATTTACCCGCAACTAATGCTTGTCCAAATTTTTCTGTTTCTGAAGCCATTTTTACTGTTTGTGCAGTAAATTGACCAGTGGACAACATTGTTGATTTAAAGGCTGCTTGTGCAGCAGCTAGATCTTTAGTAAGAGCGGGTCCTAAACCTACACCAGCAACACCTTTATTAAGTGCATCAACTTGTAACTGAAGTGCTTTAATTTGAGCATTGACTGCAGAGAAATCACCAAGAGCAACTATATTTAATTCTATTTTTGCCAAGTTGTACTCTCACCCCTTTATTCTAATGACATGAAGCCAAGTCCTTCACCGACACCAAAACCTTCTTTTGATGCAGTATAAGCATTTTGAAGTTTCGTAACATCTTCTGGTTCTTTAGATCCTTCTTCAAGATCTACACCAGCCATAGCTGCTTGGAACTTCATTTGCCTTTCTTCCTTTTCTCTTAATGATTTTATTAAAGCATTAAGTTCTTGGATAGAAAGATTTGCTTCTAGCTCATCAAAATTTTTCCAATGACCTAGGGCAAAAACTTCAGACTCTAAGGAGCTTAGATCTAGTTCGTCCCAACTAGAGCCGCCCCCAGAAGGTTTGGGTCAGACAACTTTAGTCCACCCGCAACTTCAAGGATTTTCATCATTGTAGGAGTATCAATTACTTCCTCAAATTTATCTTTAGTAGCTAGGTCTGATCTTCCCAACCCTTCTACACATACAAGTGCTGCTTCTACAAATTGATCCATAGCGTCAAGCTCGGTTTTATTTTCATCAGTTCCCATAGAATTTACAATTTCCATAAACTTTCTTAATTGCTTAATAGGAAGTGGCTTTAGCGTGATGTTGGTTCCATCACTCAGTTCAATCTCTACAATGTCATATACTGTTGTTGCCATTTTATAGCTCCTTTGTTTATTAGTTAAATTATACCAATATTATATACAGATACAAATTCAAGACCCCGCCATTTCTGACGGGGCTTGAAATTCTATATTAAGTTGTATTTATATGTTAGTTAGTGCCGTATACACGGTCAATAACAACACCATATTCTGCACCTGCATACTTATAGTCAGAATCAGGCAAGCAACGGAAGTTCACTGGGAACACAGTTGCTGCATCACGCTTCAATGCATGCATTGTTGTATCAATAGAAACAACACGACGTGCAACATAAACACGCTCTTTACTACGATTTACAGTAGTAGGAGATGATGCTGAAGGACTGATTACAGTTGAACCAGTACCTACACTTGGGTCTGCAAACTGAGCAGATGTACCAATTTGAGCTGGAGCTTGTCCAACTGCGATAAGTACACGCTCTACTGGAGCATCACCTAGTGCACCTGCTGCAATATTCAGTGTTGCTGCTGGGACATCAGGAGTTGTCACTAGGTTAGAATCATTATTTACCAATGATGGGACTGAATTTACTGTGCTTGCAGAATCTGCAACAAAATAAGAATCCATCTGACCCCATGAGAACTGAAGGTTCTCAAGTGTTGCTTCTGTAAGTTCTGTCTTAAGCATTACTTTAAGTGTTTGCTTGAAAAGACGAGCTGCATCCAAAAGCTGATCAACTACTACTTCACCATATACTGGCTCGTATGAAATCTCAAGCCCTGTATTTGTGTAACCAACTTCACGATATCCGCCGTTAGATGCTCCTGCTGACGCAAGAAGTGACTGACGTGCTGGAGTATTTGCTGAAAAAAGACCCTTAAGAGTTGCTGGATACGTATCTGGACGACCAAAAGTATTAGAGTTATTACCAACGCTAGTAAACAGTGCTGCTGCACCGACGATTACGTTCTTTGTATTTGTAGCCATTTTTTTATTTCACCACCTTATTTTATTTTAAAATTAAAACAAAAAAAGCTAAAACTTGCTTCCTCATATAGAATCATAGCATTAAACTAATATAATTCAAATTTTAAATGTATCTTCCAGAATCCGAGTTTCCTTGATCTACATCACGAGTATAGGTATAATTTATAGAAAAATCACCACTCATAAACCCACCCTCATCCATAAAAGGCTGTATTGGATTAGCAGATTCCAGCTTGATATACAAGAATCTAAATGGGCTACCCGCTGTTCTTTGAGAATTTATATCCAAAGCGGACCTTTCATATCTTCTGAAAAGGTCAGTTAAAAAATTAGATATTGTTATAATTTCAGAATTACTTCTTGATACTATTTGCATAACCATATTTTCATCAGAAATCCACCACTGAACCCCATAAGGTTTTTGAACTATATCATAAGTAATATATGTTTTTCCTGGAAGCAAATTATTAAACTCTGGTACTTGTTGAGAAGGTATTATTGGAACAAGTGGATAATTAAACCCTTCAGCCATGTAATCATTAGAATTAAAAATTTCTGCGTTCTGAAGCTCTTCCCACATTGCATTTCTGATATCAAATGCTGCTATTCTTGAATAATCTACTGTCATCTAATAACAACTCCTAAGTCTACCTCGTCTGCAATTTTAGTAACCGCTGCTCTAACCTTTGTAATAGATGGAGCATTTGAATTTAAAACTAAAGATACATCATTAGCAAGTCTATCATAAAACCCTGATGCATCCATAATTACATTTCCATTTTTTGTATACCATTCAACCATAAATGAAGCAAAAGCATTTTTAGTCTGTATGCCTCCAGGATGAAGAATATTAATTTGAGTCCCAGGGGCTATGAAGGCAATATCACTACCGCCCATAAAAGCAAGAACTCTTTTTGCCTGAAATGAAACTGGAGTTCCTGCTTCCATAACATCTGCTTTATTTCTAAAAATATTTTTTGATGAAACAGTTTTACCAGTTTTACCTGGCTGTAACAATTGCGGATTTATTGGAACAGGCATTCTTGAAGGCAAAAATTTTCCAGATACAACTAAGTTACCGTATAGAATTTGACTTCTTTCAAGAACAAAAAGTCTTGATGTAGCAACCCCTACCTTACCCCACTCATAAACGTGATGCATTTTTTTAGGATTTAATCTTGCATAATTATCTGCTGCAATCATAAATCTTTCACCAGTTATTGAAAATGTAGCTCTAGCAATTTGAGATAATACAGAGGGAGCAGTTAATTCATCTAGACTTTCTACAAAGCCCTCAAGTTGTTGAACTAATTGTTTAGAATCAACCTCAAGCTTGACTGTCATCTTGTAGTTCAGTTCTTAGAAGAACCGCCTCATAATAAGCTATTTTACCAAATGGATCTAAAAGTGCGTGAGAAGAAGTTATTTCAAATTTTGTATCTGGATTACTTATTCTATCAATTTCAATAAATACCTTTTTCCCATCACTTGACCTTATATTTTCAATACGCCAACGCTTACTTAGAAGTTCAAAACAATACATTTTAAGTTGAAATTTTTCATCATAATTCATATCTGAACCTTTAGCAAATGTTTTATTGTCTGTTCTTGTTGAAGCACCCTTCATCTTCACTGGCTCAACCTTACATTGAATAGTTTTTGAATATATCCATTCACGTTTAATAGCTCCAGTATTTGGGTCTTGAATATTTTGCTGGATATATATATCTGCAGCCATATTCATAACTGAACCCATAAATGAATTTTTAAGATTTTTATTAAACATTAGATTATCACTATATTTGTCTTACGATATTGATCAAGAATATTATCTACTGTGATATTTCCTGTACCATTGAAAGCCCCGCCAGCCATTTTAAAGGATATCTCGCTGAGTTCAACTTGAGACAAATATTTATTTCTCCAATTATAATCATTTGAAAGAATATCATTGATTAAAAGCATGCAAGCAAGTTTGATATCTTCTGGCACATACTTATATCCAATCTGTCCAACAAACTTATAAAGGTATTGATCTCTAAACCTGCCAGCTTCATAAACCACTGGATCCATTTCATTATTCCAGCCGTCTGGAAAAGCGGGATACCAAATTCTTAATTGATATCCTGAAGGGCTAATCTCTGTGTTATATCCAAAAGTGTCGTACACTGGATTTTGAGTGCCATCAAAAACAAGAATTTGATTTTCATACATTTGGTCAATAGTTAACATTTTTTCTGTTAATTGTATTGTGTTTGCACCAATTCCATAAACTTCTTGGCTTCCATAGTATGTATAAAATTTGATACCTGTATAGCCTTCTATGATGGTTCTGGCGACTTTTTCTGCACTGGAAATACTCTTTTCATTAACATAATTAAGTTGTGAAGGATCAGAGCCAAATTGCAAGAAATCCATAGTTTCTGAAACTGTTGCATACGGAGTTTCAACCTGATAATAATCAACTTGTACTACAGGAATAGAATTTACATTATAACTCCATCTAACTTCTAGCACCCGATTTATATTTGTAATTGCTGGAGTTAAAAGAAAAGAATAAATACCTGTTGGATCTTCATCGTAGGCATTTAATCCTGAAAAACCTGAAATGGGTGTTGCATCATTGTCTGCATCATAAATTGAAAGTGTTGGGGTTGAATCTGCTTGAGACAAAACCCCATCACTATAAATCTGTAATTCAATTTTTTCTTGACTATTTGTGTTGATTGTTTGCAATTACAACACCCCCTATTTATTTTTTTTAAGCGTAGTACTCTTGAGCCTCACGAGGAGTTGCAATTCTGAAACCCTCTTGTGTATCAAAAATTCTTTGAGCATCTGTTTCTGACATAGCCACAAATGGATGTTCTTGAGTAAATTCAAAACCAGCTGTTTGATATGAGTGGTTATTTCTTTCCATTTTTACAAGCACTTGATTTGCTGCTTTACCCATAATCTTACTTTCTCTCTTTTGCTTTTCAGCTTCTGGAACTTTAATTTCTTCTTTTTCTACAGTACTAAATTTATTATACATTTGATAATTAATACCTTCTTCTTCAAGAAGGGCAACAATTTCTTGCTTTGTCTTTACTCCAGTGGTATCAACACCGAATGACTCTGCAGCTTTTCTTAATTCCGTAATTTTTAAATCTGAAAATGACATTTGAATCCTTTCGTCATTGTTTATTATATCAGAAAATGGCTAAGGGGACTATTCGCATAGTCCCCCGCCTTGCAACTAATTAAAATTAGTATGTATTTCCGTTAAGTCCACCAGTCACGTTTGCACCATTAATGGCAGAACCGAATGAAGAACCAGACATTGTAGAGCCTGCAACCTTAACGTTCTTTACGATAACGTGTGCATCGTAGTTCTCCATTACGCAACCAACACGAATGAATAGTGTATATTCAATTGTGTCTTTCTTTGGCTGGAACAAACGATAGACTGTTACATCACGCTTGATACCAATAA